GTTGCGAAAGTTTTAACTCCAGAAATGGTTTGGTCTCCAGTTGTATAAACTATAGTATTTGGTAAAACAGAGCTAGAGGCTTCTCCAATTAATAATACTCCAGTACCATTTACTGTTGGACGATTTGTTAAATTTACATCTCCACTTGTTATTGTTATATCTAATCCAGAAAGAATTAAATTTTGTATATTATTTAAATTAATTCCCTCTACAAAGGTCTTAACTCCGCTTATTGCTTGATCTCCAGTAGTATAAACTATTGTTGTTGGTAAAACCGTAGCTTCGCCACTTAAAAGAATCCCAGTACCATTTACCGTTGGACGCCTTGCGAAAGTTTTGACTCCAGAAATAGTTTGATCTCCAGTAGTATAAACAATTGTTACTGGTAGACTTGCAGCTTCTCCATTTAGTAAAACTCCTACTCCATTTACAGTAGGACGATTTGTTAGAGCAATATTTGCATTTATTATACTTATATCAACTCCAGAAAGACTTAAATTGTCTATGTTATTTAAATTAACTCCATCTATAAAAGTCTTAACTCCGCTTATATTCTGATCAGTAAATTTATCAACAAATGTTGTATTTAAAATACCAGTTTGAATAAATGCAGTATTAAAAAATCCACTTAAATCTGGTTGATCGATTTGTTTTAGTCTAATTAAATTAGCCATAAATTAAACCTTACTATGATAAAGTATACTAGCTAAATAACTATCAACTTGATGATCACAAGCAATAGAATTTACATTAGCAACAATTTCTTGATTTTGATCAACTGGTTGTTTGATATAATCTTCTATTTTAGACATCCAATTTTCTGGAGTTTCATTAGCAATAATAATTTTAGCAATTTGTTCTGATACTTCTTTTTGGTTATAACTTAATTTTTTAATGTTGTGTTTTTTGCGAAGACTAGCTGCAACTTCTTCTTCTAACTTTTGTGCGAGAACAAGATTTTCTTTTACTTTGAGTAAGCTATACTTTTCTTCTACAGAAGCTTTAGATTGTCTTCCTTCGCCAATTGGTTTAACATTTTTTGTTGACTGAGGTATGCCAGTAGTTCCACTTGGCCTACCTGCTTCACCTGCGCCTATTTTTGCTCCACCAATTAATGGTTGATATAAACCTTGATCTTTAAGATCTTTGAATCTTTGTTGTGATTCTACTGATTCTTCTGAAGTTGGTAATCTTCCAGTATCAATTGCTTTCATTCCTTCTTCTGGAGTTAAAATACCAAGTTCGATAAGACGATTATAAACTCTTGCGTATTGTATATCATCTTTTAAGTCGATATCTTCAAAGCGTGGGGTTGGATAATTTTTAAATCCAAGATCTTTACTAATTCTGCGAATTTCTGGAATAAGAAATTCATTAATAAATGCTTCGCGAGCTTGTTTTAATCTTTCTATAAATACTTGAACTTTGATATTTGTATTAGCGAACTTTTCGTCACCAATAAGAATATTATTTAAACCAATTTTAATATCTCTATCAACAACTTCGTACTTTTCTGGACCAATAAGATTGCCAATATCTGGAATAACAAATTGAGCTTTCGTTGTATAATCAGCAATAAGCACACGGCCAACACTTTGATTTTCAAAAAGTTTTTGCATTGCTTCGAGATTTCTTTGATTAATTCCACCATTCTCAGGAGTATCTCCCATAGTAACAAGTAATACTGATTGTTGCATTGTGCGAGTAATTGCCATATCCATTTTTTTCATCTCAGCCTTCCAATTAATATCTTCTAATACTGGAAAGCCCATTGGTACAGCAAATGGCTCGTAATCTTGCTTCTTATAAAATACAGCGCAGAGTCTTTCTCTATCTAAAGGCATTGTCAAAACGCCAATTGTTTTTGATTGAATTAATTTTCTAGCTTCTTCTGGAAGACTATTAAATACTTCCCTATCTTCATCTGTTTTAGGATTTTTTAGTCTTTCTAATTCGTAATCACTAAGAATTTTATAGTATCTTCCAGTTGAAAAATTAATACTTCCACCAATTTGAATATCTGCTGGATTTAAAACAATATATCTTGATGGTAAATTAACTGCAGCTTTAGATGTATTTAAACCAAATGTTTGAGTAATTTTTGTTACATCTGCGTCGCTAACTTTTGTGTCAAAACGATAAAGAAATACATTACCAGAACGATAATACTCTCTAAAAAACTTATCTTGAAAATCCCATAAATTAATCTTTTTAAATAAGGCTTCGAAGAATGTTCTTGACTTTGAGCTTCCATCTTTAAAGTAAATATTACTAGAAGAAAATTCAGTCATTAAGTCGATAGTATTTCTGAAGATAGAAAAATTATAATAGCACTTTTGACATAGAATAACCGCGTCTCGGATATTCATATTAGAATTATTTTTAATTCCAGTTGAATATCTAAATGGTATTAATCCATCATCAATGTTTTTATATCTATCTGTTCTTGTTATTGTGCTAGCAGCATTTCTTCTAACCGAAGTATAGTCTGGACTAGACCCATTAGAAGCTTTGCTCTCATAGTTACTAGAGGCATGGCTTACCATTATTGGTACAATGTCTGGATTTTTATCGATTTTTTGGTCTTTTTTAAATTTTTTAGCCATTTTACTTCAATTATTACACTTTATATAAGATTATATCTTAAAAAATATACAATAACCAATTTAATTAAATACCAAAAAAGCCTTTTATAAATAGTACTGTCCAATTTTTAATATTTCTTAAATATTGAACAGCATTATAAGCTCGTAAAAAATAAGTTCCATATACTGTATCTGCTCCATCTGTACGAGAAGTATAAAATCTACCGCTTCTAGATCCAGCTAACATATGCTTACCATTACCAGATATACCACACGAACCCCAATTATCTAGAAAACTTGTTTTTTGCCAAGTTGCTCCATAATCGCTTGAAGTTAAAAGATATCCAGGAGCATAATCAACATATCGATAAGTATACAGCAAAACGCCTGTTATGACATTGTATACATTTACTGAAACTAATGCTCGTGTTCTTGTCAATCCTGCTATTAGATATCTGCCATTAGAAGATACGCTAATTCCTCCTCTCCAATCTGTATTCAATACATTAGTATTAAGTATCTTTACAAAGTCCCTATAAATAAGCGTCCAAGTAGCTCCATAATCAGTAGATCTATGGATACCGCCCTCATAGTAGTTACTATTATTAGATGTTACGAATACATATCTTCCGTCTGAACTCGTAGCGATATCGACAACATCGGGAATAACAGCTACAATCCCCCAAGTAACTCCATAATTACTAGATCTATATATATATGGTGGAATATCATCTGCAGCTACAAACTGATATTGACCATTCTTTGACATAGCAGCATTTACAAATCTTGAATATCCTCCAAGACCAATTGGTGCTGATGTAAAAGTAGCTCCATAGTTATTTGAGATATAGGTTGCTGCGTAGCCAGCAGTATATGGGTAAGCGTTACCATTTGTTGTTAAAATAATATATTGTCCATTTGATGACATTGCTACATCAGTATAATTATTAACTCCAGTTCTTATTCCTGTGTTTATTATAGAATAAGTGGCTCCACCATCAGTAGACATATATGCGAAAGCATCTCTTCCTACCGCTACAATTCTATCAAGATTATTTGAAGCGGCAACGCTTCTAAAATTAACATTAGTAAGACCAGTAAAAATTGCATTAAAACTTATTCCATAATCTGTTGAAAGAAAAATGTTTCCTGGGTTGTCAATATCATTTGTAGTTCCATCGTTCAATAAAGCTGCTAATTGATATTCCCCACTCTCGCTACTCCATAATTCTCTATAGTAACCGTTTTTATTTGGCTGTTGTAAAGTAAGAGTTTGAGTTGCATCAGCTGGAATAATATTTAAATATCCTCCAGTAATATTATTTTCTCTTGCCAGACCAGAAAAACTCAATACGATAGAAGCTAGATCTTGCCCACCAAGACCGTTTTCTTGAATATTAAAATCAGTTAAACCAGTTGGTATTTGTCCTATCTGGCTATTTACGCCAGGAAAAGATATATTAGTTGGATTTTTTAATATTAAAGAAGTAACTTTACTACTTACTGCTGCGTAATTTTGTACAGAAGAATTTGTTCCAGTTATATTAACATATATTCCTGGATTTGATTCTGACCTTGCGCTTCCTTCGCTAGAAAAAGATTTTATATTTGGAAAGTTATTAAAATTTAAATTTGCACTGTTTATATTGTTATTAGCACTTATTATATTTAATTCTAGTAAATTAGTCAATGGAGTTACATTTATTGTCGCATTCGTTGCTAGATTAGATATATTTATTCCACTAAATTGACTAGGTTGAGTAATTCTAGATGTTGCTATTGCCATATATATTATATAATTTTATTAGAATAAATTACACTATTTTAACGTATCATAAGCGGTGAGAAAGTAGATGTTACTGGCGTTTCTGCGGGTGCAGTCATCATATCTAAATAGCACTTTAAGCCCCAATTAGCAAGCATCAAGGCTGAATAATTATCTTTTCTGGCTTTATTGGCTGAAGTGCTTCTTTTCAAATGTTGAGGTAAATCAAAAGTTTGAGTTCCTCTGCTAGTGGATGAGTGTTCTACTAATGTACATTGTTTTTTAGTTTGATACATAAAATCATCTTGATTTTCAATAAAGTCTAATATGGTCCAATCTTTTTTGTCTTCTGATTTCATTAATTCAATTGGTGCGCCACGATTTATAGTTTCATTAAAGAAGCTTTCATTTGCCGCAGTCTTACTTGCAAACCATATTTTTTTATAATCAATACAAGCTTGTAAGTGTTCGTTTGCTTTTCGTATGAATGTGCTTGTAAATACTTGATTGAAAGCTATTCTTTTATCTTCTATATTATATTTCTTTCTAGCATTCCTAATCATCATTTCGTAATCTAAACCTTCAAGATCAGAATCAATATCAAATGTTTTAATTTCTAATTTTTGTTTCTTAAATAATTCAGATTCATTACATGAAGATAAAAATACATCAGCTCCAGCATTATCTAAAATAATTGTAACAATATTAAAGTTATTCATAATATAAGAAAGATAAGATACGTGATTTTTTAAATTACCTAAACCAGCATATGTATGAACTAATATACCATGACCCTTCTCTTCGTCTATTTCTAAAACAGCCATAGCAAAATAATCCGCATTAGGACTATCACTCATATTAGGATCGATCCCAAGAATATATTTTTTGCCAGATTCGCCCTTTAATAAAGTATGAGGTTTTTCATTAAACTTTAACGTACATTCTTCCATTTTCTTTGCATTAAAATAACTGTCACTACCATCTGTGAATCTAGCACAATATTCTCTTAAAAAACTACTATGACTTGATCCTCCAGCTTGGGCTTCTTCAATAATTGTTTTATCAATCATTTCTTCTGGAAGAGCTTCGTAACTCATTTGGCTTACAAAGTAAGTCGCTTCACCCTTTTCGTTATTAGTTATTTTTTCTGACCATTCACCATAAACTTTATATAGATTCTCAAATGTATAACTAGCAGATGAGAATGCCAACATCTTACTTGTATTTTCAAAAACCATTCTATCTTCTTCTTTCATTGAGCCTTCTTCGATTAATTTATCTTCTAGTTCTCTGATCTCCATGCGCTCTTTAATATTTTGTGGCGCTACCAAGAATGGCATCAATACATTTTTAACAATCTCTTCTGGGAGCAAAAGAAACTCGTCTAATACTAAGATGTTTGCGCGAAAGCCTCGAATCTTTTCTCCGTTAAGAGGAATCGCTACTATACTTCCACCATTAATCTGCCATTCAAATTGATCATTTCTTTTTGCTTTAGCACCAAAACATTGAGCAAGTAATTCTGCACCTGGACTATTAACTATTTTTTCTAAGTTATTAAAAATAAATCTCGCAGTTCTAAATGTTGGACCAGCAATAAGAATTTTAGTATTAGGTTCAAATACGCATTGAAGAAAACAAAATACTGCTGCGGTAAAACTTTTACCACAACCACGACCAAATACGCACATGTTAAAATTACGATTAAAAAATGATTTAAGATGTATCTCTTGATATGGAGCTAGCTTAACTCCGCTAATTAATTCTGTTGTGAATCCAATATTAGCTCTTAAGAATTTTGCTAATGATATCTTTGCTTCTTTATCATTAAGATAACCCTTCATTTCCATTAACTCAGCATTAACGTCTTTAACCTCTCTTACGTATTTATCTGGACAAAATATCATAATATCTTTAGATCATACGCTAATTGTAGATCTACTTTCTTGTAAAAACATTTAGATGTTAATATAGCTTCTATTGTTCTTTTCATCTCTTCTCTGCCATCTACAAATAAGAATTGTAGATTATCGTAATCTTGTATTAATGATCTTACATTATGGAATATAAATTCTGGGGTAGCTTTAATCTTTTTACTAATATATGGTAAATATTGGAAGCTCAAAGCGTTTTGTAGCTTCTCTTCTACTACTACAACAATATATGCATTATTAATTTTGGCCTTTTCTATTTCGTTTTTAAATCTATTTAAATTGCCACTACTTAATGTGCTAATAAAGTCACTTAAGCTTTTGCGTTCAATATAGCAGTTACAATTATCATTTGAACAAGTATAGACGCCATATGGAAGAGTCTTAATCTCAAAAGGTATATTAAATTTAAGCCAGCTTTGCTCTCTGCTATCAACATATATGGTATCTTTTGTTGTTAATTTGTTTTGAAATTGGTGAGCTATATTTTTGGGATGTATATACTTGTTTTCTAGACCTACTTCTGAACATAGGTCATAATAATCATTAAAAATCTTATTGTAGAATATAACCGATGGACTCATAATGGTTCTTAGTTCTACTTGGGTTGGTGAATAAATAATCTTCTTCTCTTCTTTGCGTTTAACTAGTAATGATTTGCAATACTCTCGCGCTTTTTCTGCTGATTGTTCTTTAAGCCATTTCTTCATATTGTTCTTATCGTTAAAATCGCTATTAAAATATTGCTCTTTGCTTTTGAAGTTAAGAGTTTCGCCAGTTAATAAGTCTTTTTTAGGATAATATGTGTGATAATATTTTTCTTTATTTAAACCATATCCTCTGAGCGAAAGATGCAAGCTCTTTTCGTCTTTGAATTCTTTTCCATCGACTTTGCAAATAACTGGCATAAGATTAACCATTTAATATTTCGTCTTTAGATATTCCTAGAATCTTGCATTTAATTTCTTCCATAGATGAGAGTCTGTCGATTTCTTTTTCAATGCTTTTCTTTCTCATCTCTGCCATCTTAATTAATTTAGCTCTGCTCTCTTCTTCTTTCCACATTTGCACAAGATTAAGAATTGAAGCTGTTTCTTTTACTTGTTTACTTAGCTTATCGCTACGTTTTACTTTAAGATCATTGTTTAATTTTTGTTGACGATTAACGCAATCATTGTATTCTTTTCTAGCGGTATTACTTGCTTCTACTAGAGCCATTGGAATTTTGCCATCTTCTTGAATTGCAATATCAATTTGATGTTGAAGAACATTAATTGTTCCTTGGATACTAGACGAGATAACTACTTCTGTACAAAGTACAATATATTGATCTACTTCTTCTTGAGATAGATCGCCTTTGTCATAAGTATACCTTACAAAACTACTTTCAAATAATTCTCTGTCTGGTTCATTATCATAAATATTAATTTGATGAATAAATCTATGAGTATTCATATAGCCGATAAGTGAATTAATTTCTTTTTTATGTTTGTGAGTAAGTTTATTTTTATCTATACCATCTAGAACATATTTATTAATCTTTGCTATCATTCTTTCTTCGCTACGTGGTGGTCTGTATCCTTCTGTAGCTGCATTTTCATTTTGATCGTTATGATATTTAACATTGTTTGGTATAGTTTTCATATACTCAAGAATACTTCTGGTTTCTTGACATAGATTAGTTAATGATTCATTTTTAAATAAAATTTTTGCTACTTCTAGTCCAGTCATTGTTTGACAATTATTTGTTACATATTCTTTTTGTTCAATAGTTAATTCTATAAGACCTTTGGCTTCATATTCGTGACTTTTGCGTGGCTTAATTTGTCTAGAAGCTAAAAATTGTTTAACAGCTTTGCCCTCTTTGCTTCTGCCATCAAGATCATCTCTACCAAAAGCTAATTTAACTAGTTCAGCTAAAGATGGAGGATTACTTGGTCTATCATTCCATTCTTTTAATAGTTTTAATTGCTGTTCTTCTGTTAATATTAAAATATCTTCGCTCATATAATATCTATATCTCCATTATACAAATGCTTTTTGACTTTTAATATAATAGCTTTCTTTAAATTTTTAATTTGTTTGTATCCTGCCATTCTATTCTTTTCGCTGGTTCTATAACCCATTAATTTTGCAACTTGCTCTTCGCTCTTGCCATCAACATAAAGATATTGATATATTTTCCACTCGATAGGTTTTAATACTGTTTGCATTTTATTGTGTACATTTTTAGCAGTAGCTTCTACATTAAAATCATTCTCTTTCATGTTGCCAATTTCATTGGTATGATTTTCTAAACTTACTGTTAATTTAGTATCGTGCGCGCTTTTCTTATTCTTTTCCCAATTTGCATATAATGGACAAGCTGAACATTGTTTGCTATAAATTCCACAACCATCATCGCTTTCTGCAGCAGAGCATTTTAAGCATGGACGAGTATAATTACTATAATTGTTTCTTATTAGATTTTTAATTTGATTACTTATGATTCGATTTACCCAAGGAGCAAGAGGCTTCTTGTGATCGTAAAGATGCCACTTTTTATAGATATGAAATCTTAATATTTGAGAAACATCACTAAAATCCATCCAAGCAATAGCTGTTAAGTTCCACTTATTTTTTCTTTTTGAAATTTCAGAGTTTATTCCTTCAATGCAATCTTCAAATATTGGACGTTTAGCCATCTTTCTGGCCCTTGCGACGCTTTACTGGCTGAGATACTGAGCGAGATGATGGACGAATAGCTCCACCTTCTTTTGCGAAGTCTTCCATTACTTTCTTTCTATCTACCTTTTCAAAACTTTTATTTTTTCTTAATTGATTATCCTCTCCTCTTGAAGAGCCCATAATTGATCCTAGTGTTTCTTTTCCTCTTGAAGAAACATCTATATCAAATGTTAAATCACTAATTTCTGGTACGTGATCTACTTCTGTTATTTCTGTATCATCGTCTTCATAATCTTCTGGTTCGATATTTGGTCTTTTAGCTATTGTAGGTTTTTGCATTAATACCTTTTGAGCTACTTTTTCTTGTTTTTTAGCCACTTCGCCACTAAAAGAAAATCCACAAGAACTGCAGAATTTAGGTTTATTTAGTGAATATTCAGTAACCGCACCACAATCGGAGCAATATATTTTTAACATATATTATTATATGCTAAATAAAGAGTATATTCTAAATATTTAAATTTAAATTAAAATAACAATATATTGTATTTACGCGGGACAAACTTTAGTAGCTGTATAAATGTCT